AATCGGGAATTGCACATGCAACTCATTGCTTCATAGAATAGTTTATTTTGGACTAGCCTCATCACTGGGATACAGGGTGGGGGCCTTTAAAGAGGTTTGTTCATTAATGACTTATGGCGATGATTGTGCGGATTCAGTTAAGCCTGGATATGATTGGTTTAACCACACGAACAGGCAAAACTTCTTCGCGTTGTACAATATCACTTACACGATGGCAGTGAAGGACAAAGATTCAGTGCCTTTCATACACATCTCGGAGCTTTCATTTTTGAAGCGAACACCGAGATACGATGAGGAGCTTGATATGATTTTGGGACCATTAGACGAAACTTCGATTTTTAAAAGTTTGCAGTTTATCACTAAATCACAATTGTTGCCCGAAGAAAGTGCCGCCGTTAATATGGACAATGCGTTAGCCGCGTGGTTTTATCATGGTAGGGAGGTGTACAACGAACGCAGCCTAGTAGCGTTTAAAATACTAGAGGAATTTGATTTGATCCCATATTCCAGATGTTATGGTCTCACGTACAATGATTTTTTGTGTACGTGGATTCACCGATACAAGACCGGTCTTGCACCGATAGAGATCCATCCGAACCAACTTGGATGTAAAGTTGAAGAATGGGCCGAGGGAACAGATTACGACATTAAGTATATGAACGGATTACGTAACTTAGTGGACGCGTGCTCTCGGCAAGCGACCCTCCCGGTGGGGGTGCCTCTATTTAGGGGAGACGATGCTGGTCGAACAATCCTATACGACGTCCAAGCAGGTGCATGTTCGGACGATTGCGAATGTTTATTAAATCTGCATCCAAAACAACAAAACAAAAACACAATAAAAAGTCCCCCACCTTCCCGTGAAGGTGGAGAGGTTGACATAGTTGGTGGTATTAATCTTCAAAAACCACAGGCGCCTTTACAGCGCCAAAAATCGCAGCGTTCACTTTTGCAACCAATTAGTGATGAAGACTTAAAGGAAATAATGTCTTACGCTGCACGTCCCGGCACACCTGTACCCCCGGAAACCGAAGCCATGGCCCGAGCCCGGCATCGAAAGTATTCTGACATGGAGGACAGGCCATCCAATTTAGCCGAAGAAGCCATGAAGATCGATAGTGATAAATGTTTGAAGTCTAGACGTCAAAACACGTGCTCACATTGTCATGAGGAGAGTGATGAATTGGTTGATACGTTAGTGATAGATGGAAAGATTTATGCAATTTACAAGAATCTTGATCCACACGTTGGAACTTCAACGACGAACGTTTCAACTGCGTCCAAGACGACAGCTGGTACTATGGTGTTCTCAGACACGGATGCAAATGTTATAAATTCCGTTGAAAGCACTATTGATTCAACCAGGATGAGAGCAATGAACCCTGCTGATGATATGGGTGCTTTTTTGTCAAGACCCATTTTAATATCCACTCGTTCCGTTGCAGTATCAGCTTCAACATCGGTAGAATTGAACCCATGGAAATTGTTTTTAGAAAATAAGCGTGTGATTAATCGCATTAACAATTACAACAATATTCGTGGAAAGATGCATGTCAAATTTTTGATCAATGGCAATGGATTTTACTATGGCAAATTGATAGCCTCTTATTTACCTTTGAAAGCTGATGACTCGTTGGAACACTCGCATGTCACTGCATCTCCAGCCAATATAACGCTCGCGACACAAAGACCCCACATATTTTTAGATCCCTGTATGAGCACATCTGGCCAATTGGATTTGCCCTTCTTTTTCTGGAAAGATGCGATGAATATCCCGGCTACGGATTGGAACAGAATGGGTGCGATTTATATTGAATCTATCAATCCATTACGCAATGCCAATGGCTCCACATCCGATTTAACTATCACGGTGTTTGCATGGATGTCAGAGGTTTCAGTGGATAGTCCCACTTTAGTAGCGTGTCCAGCATTGATAGCACAGGTTGGTGAGTACGAGGAGAAAGATATTATATCGCGTCCTGCATCAGTTTTATCGAATGCGGCATCAAAGATTTCACCATATCTGGGTAGTCTGTCACCATTTGCTATGGCTGTGTCTAATAGCGCTGGTTTGATTGGATCTGTGGCCAAAACACTGGGATACAGTAGGCCCACAACCGTCCAACAACCTATGAAAATGGCGCCAAGACACATTGGTAATTTATCAAATTTTGATGTGATAGATAATAGCACGAAGTTAGCTTTAGATTCTAAGAATGAGGTGACTGTTGATACAAGGGTGATGGGATTGGCTGGCAAGGATGAGACTTCTTTTACGTACCTCGCAGGTATTAGTAATTACTTGCGTAGCATTCAGTGGAACTCCACGCAATTAACGGGAGTGAAGCTTGGGAGTGTTAGAGTTTGGCCTTTTCATAGGATAGCTCACGGCACATTAATTGCGTCGGCTTACCCATCATATTCGTTGCCAACTTTTGATTTTGCGTATTGGACTGGAACATTTATTATGAAGATTGAAGTAGTCTGTTCGACCTTTCACAAAGGTAGGTTACAGATAGTCTTTGATCCAAATAATGTGGATGGTGCTCCAGAGACCAACGTACAACACTCATATGTGATGGACATTTCTGATACTAAGGAGTTGGTGATAGAGATCCCGTGGTCTCAGTCCAGGACATTTCTTAATTCCAGCCCATTTTGGCCTAGCCAGGGATCGGAGAGTGGTTTTGATAGTACAGGAACGAGTCCTTTTGCTAATGGCCAGATAGGCATTTATGTTTTGAATGAACTGACAACGCCAAGTGCCACAACCCAACCTGTGGAGATCAATTTGTATGGATCTTTTAAGGATGATTTCAAGGTGATGAGCGCTGAGAGGACATATGAGAATGCCGTTTTTAGGAATCTCACCACTCAGATGGGTGAAATGTCGGATTGTGCCGAGGACTGCCAGATGCCAAATGACAACAGTCCAGAGTATTCTGCAGGGGGTGACATGCAAAATGACAATATGCTTAAGGTTTTTGCTGGTGAGAGTATAACGAATTTTAGAGCTTTATGGAAACGTCCGGCTTTACTCTACATCCTACCTTTGAATACGGCTTTGAATGCGTTGACCACTTATATTTTTCCGATTAGGCCCAAACCAAGAGGCACGATACCTACGTTCAACAATTACAATTTGGCTGCAAATTCGGGATTGACTTGCATTTCATACGCATACGCTGGATGGCGAGGCACAGTAAGATACAAAACTGTTACCAATGCACAATCATCGCAGATAAGTATTTTTGCTGCTACAATGGTTTTGCGCGGTTTCGACGCTGTATCTTCAGTTGTTAATTACACATTTGGGACTACGACCACGATAAATGATTTAGCGAGATCAATGTCAGCATTGTATAATACAACAGGTCGTCAGAATAAATGCCAGGAGACACAAAACACCCAACACCAAC